AATTCTAAAGGAATAATTCATGAGCTTTATCACTGAACAAGAAGCGATAGAACATGTTGAAGGCTTTGATGCTTTATCTGCCAGTGATAAGGCTCAATACCTTCAGATGTCAGAAGCTTATCTATTAGCACGTAATGTTAAGCCTTACGAAGATGCCACTCTGGTTCCTGAGCCTCTGAAAACAGCCTCATATCAAATCATCAAGGGCATTATGAAAGGTGACCTATATCAAGGACAGGAACAGGCACTAAAACGAAAGAAAGCCAAAGCTGATACGGTTGAAACTGAAAAGGAATATCAGGACGGATCAGTAAAGCTTAGTGCGATTGAGCAATTCATTCTTGATTTGATTAAGCCTTACAGCAAACGAAAAGCTGTATTTTTTATCAGGAAAATCTAATGGGCTTACGTGACGAAATTCAGGCAGATATTGCTGAAGCATTTAATGATGATTTAGCGGATGCCGTTCATACCTTTACATGTGAACGGATTTCAAAAACGAATTGGGATCCTAAAACTGAAACGTATGTTGAAGTTAAAGAAAACTATTCTGGGCGTGGCGTTCTGTTTGGCTCATACAGTCAATATGAGATTCAGACGCTTGGAGTCTTGGCCACAGATAAAAAGGCTACTGTTCTTCAAAATGAAGTAACTATGACTCCAAAAATTGATGATGAATGGTTAACAGCCTTAGGCTCATTCCGAGTTATCCATATTCAACAAGATCCAGCCAGTACAATCTGGAAATGTCAGTTGAGGAAGGTTTAAATACTTGGTCTAATAACCTTCTAAAATAGGGGGATATATGGCTCAACATGATTTAAAAGTAAAAATAAGAAGGATTTGGAAATGGACTTTAATTGGCATAATTATTTTCTTAGTTGTTTCATTCTTTCTTAAGAGTTCATATCCAATCACACATCATAAATTTAACTTTGCTGATGCATATGATGTTTTAAAGGATACTTTAACACTTGCAGCAGCATTTCTAGCTCCAGTTGCAGCTTTTGTATTATTTGATGATTGGAGAACTTCTCATAGACTAAAAAATAATGAAACTGAAGTAATAGAAATTTTAAAAAAAGTAAAAAATATTCCCTTTAGGGCGAAAGATCTAGCTAAGGATTTAGAAAGTTTTTATGAAAACAATCTTACTAAACAAGAAATAGAAGATTATGAAAACAAAGCATTTGCAATTTCAGCCGAAATTTTAGCAGAGCTAGGAAATATTAATTTCTCTAAGAAAAACTTTGTAAATATTAAGTTTCACGATAAATGCTTAAATTTATATAGTGAGACTTATAAGTTACTCACAAATATTATTATGCTTTGTGATGCATGGACCTGTTTAGATTTATGCAAAAAAGATGCTAGTAGGCATGACCAACTTCCGAGTTTGATTGCTCGTGAAGATGTTAGCAGTGCAATTTTTTTTCAATCTGCTAGAAAATTTCTAGGATTATTTGATGATAATTTAAAAGAAATTGATAACTTGGCAGATGAACATAGAATTAGGTAAACAATAAAAAGCCCACATAAGTGGGTTTTTTTATGGGTGCAATTAAGGAGTTTAAATGATTAATACCGATTATGTGCCCGAATGGTATATCTCACCATTTCAACATGTGCAGTACACGCTTGCTAGAAATCAGCTTCACATGGATTTGTTATTTGAAGATATGGATAAAGCCGATCAATTTTTGGATATGGGAGCGGATGCACAGGTTAGTACTTTTTCTGATGGCGCATATGCAATCGTCCAAATTGGTGATACGGCGGATAAAGACCAAATTCAAGTTTATGGATTGCTTTTACATGAAGCTGTTCATATCTGGCAAATAGTAAAACGGAGAATGGGTGAGCGAGAGCCTAGTGTGGAATTTGAAGCTTATTCAATTCAGGCAATCGCTCAAGACCTATTTGAAATGTTCGAAGCTAGTGAGGTAAATCATGGGATGGAAGGGGAAAAGGCCAACTGATTTTAGTTTTGATGTGGCTAAAATGGCAGAGGAAAAAGTAAAGAAAATTACAATGGATGCTGTTCAGTCTTTGGTCGTTTCAAGTCCTGTTGATACTGGCGCTTATCGTGCTTCTCATATCGTTTCAATTGGATCTGGAGACTATGGTGTGCGTGGACCTGAAACAAACCCTATTTACGATGCAGCAATTCAGGCAATGAAGATTAAGCTAGGCAATTTGGTCTACATTCAGAATAACCAACCTTATGCTGAACGTTTAGAAAACGGCTGGTCTGATCAAGCACCACAAGGTATTTATGGCCTCACTTTTAATTTTATTTCTCAAAAGTATGGTGGCTAAAATGGCAATGACTTTAGAGCAGACTAGGCAAGCTATTATTGATCGCATGCAAAGCTTTACGGGTATTGCTCAGGAACGGATTCAGTATCCAAATGCACCAGGCTTTACGGTACCTAAAGAAGGTTTATGGTGCCGTTTAACGATTGCAGGTGGGCCGAGCTTTATTTCAGGCATTGCAGATAAGCCATGTACACGCCGTACCGGTAATATCATGATTCAATGCTTCGATCGACTTCATGTGGGAGAGAAAGCTTTAACGATTCTTAGTGATGCTTTGCTGGCACATTTTGAATATTTCACAATCGAACACTTAGAATGTTTGAATGGCCAATCTATTTATGCGGGAAAAGATGCTGACTTCATTCAGTATAATGTGACCATTGGGTATAAGGTGAATTGATATGTCCTGCATGCTTACGCAAGAAGAAATCGAAATTAAACGGCAAGAACTGGAACGACACTTGGAAGGTGTAATGGCTGAAGAGCTAAATAAATGGCAATTAGCTAATAAACTATGTGTTTCTGATGTAAATATACGTTTGGCTAATGTTGTTAGTCTCGGAGGGCCTAAACATAACGTTGTTACGGGAGTAAGTGTTGATCTAGATAATGAGCCTTAAAATTCTTTAATTATTTGACCGCTAATAAGCGGTTTTTTTATGTCTATAGGAATCACTTATGAGCAATTTTGTATTTAAGCGTGGTGACACTTTCAACTTGAATTTGCAGCTAGTTGATATGGATGAAGCCCTGCAATTTCCACCGGATGACGTGCGCCGTGCAATTGATCTTACAGGTTATACCTTCACTTCACAGGTTAAAGCTCTGGCTGATGGTGCTGCTGTGGCCACCTTGACTTGCGCAGCATTAAATCAAAGCACACAGAAGGGATGGCTGAATATTAAATCTAGTGCAAGCACTGCAACTTGGCCTTTAGGACTGTGTCAGATGGATATTAAAGCTGTAGTTAGTGGCACTACGCAGCACACTGAAACTTTGACTTTCCAAGTGATTGACGGGGTAACAGCATAATGGCAAATCTTGTTTTTAAATTTAGTTGGGATCATCGGCCATTCCCATATAACGCTTCGCAGGGAAAACGGCAGTTTATGCTGCCATTTGCCTCGGGTATTCCAAACTTAAATCCACAGCTTTCTCAAGTTCAAGGTGCAGGTACAGCTGCTGCAGCCAATATTGGAAATGCAGATGGAAATGTAATTGGTGTGACAGGTGTTATTGTTAACTGTCAGGGGGTACAACGATTAGATTTAGGTACATCAACAAGCTCAGCCACCACTGCGGTAGAAATGGGATCACTCTCAGTAGCGGGCAATACTTTTATTGATCTGCATACATCTGGAGCTCCAACTGATTATGATGTTCGTCTCTTAGCTACAGGCGGGGATCCAGCTAAAGCAGGAGGTGGTGTATTAAATGTGACGGCAAGTACAACTATCTTTAATAGTTTGCTTCGCTCTTTGCCAACATTTAATCAGGTTACAGCTGGAAATGAGGCTCCAAACCTTTTTATTTCTCCTGGTGGCGATATTTATCGTACTGGTAAAACTTACAATAATTTTGGTCTAGGATTAAACACTCTACAGGCTACGAATAGTATTGATTTAAATACTGCAAACTTACCGAGTGGTATTTATTCTGGGCAAACTTGGACGAACTCAGGCACTACTTCTCAGTGGCAAACATTACTACAATTAAATCTAGGATCTGATGGTCCCAATTATCAGACACAAATTTCGTTCGATGGTAATGGAGGAGACACTAAATTAATTTCTCCTTCAATTCGTCGTAAATTAGGGGGAGCATGGAGTTCTTGGTATAAATTTTGGACACAGTCAAATACTACCGTAGATGCAAATGGGTTTATTAAGTCATCTTCACCAATCGTTAAGCTATTTGCTGACTCAATAGAATTAAATGACCAAGCAAGAAAACAGCCGGTTGAATTTGAAAAAATTGATGTAGGTAATTATCTTCTAAAAGGTTCTTTGGGTTTTGCTCAAGAAGGTTGGTACATTGAGTTACCCAAAGATGCCAACGGTAATACAGTGGTTGCCGTAGAGTATTCAACTCTAGAAAATGGCGACATTTCAATTAAGACCTATAAGCGTAAATTTGATTTTGAGCTTGCTGCAGTTGTTGCTGATCATGAAAATCCAATGGATATTCCATTAACCCGTTGGATCGATATTCGATTACATGAAGAACCTGAGCCAGATTCCGAAATTATTCCAACAAAGACTCCTATAGACTTTCAACCAACAAATTTATCCGAGGCTGTAGCTGCAGCCATGAATGGTGTGGAACCGCCAGAAATCTCGGATACAGACGAAACACTTTAATGACCCGCTAATTCAGCGGGTTTTTTATTGCCTAAATTTTGGAGAACCATAAATGAGTTCAGGCGCAAAAATTCGATTATA